ATAAGCAATAATACTGATACCTTCTATGTGAATTTTTGACAGTTCATCATATAGTTTTTTGACATCTTCGGATCTCATTCCGAAAATTGTCTTTGCGTGTCCACTTTCATGCCACACAGCTTCTTCTAGTGTGTTTGCTATAGATAGTTTTGAATTTGCAAATATTTGATTGATTTTATCAAGAGTTTTTCCAGAGAGTATGTCCGTGTTTAAATTTAATTGTAGCAATCCATTTGATAATGCTTCGATTTGTAAAACCGGAGTTCCTTGATCTGTTTTCGGCAAACTTTTTGCAACAATTTCACTAATGATGAATCCACCCTCTGCTTCACAATCAGACACAGTATTTACAATAACTTTGCTTACCTCAGAATTGAAATTTTTTCCGTATGTAACAACCTCAAAATCATCTATATCTATATTTTTTATTATACTCTTTTTAGAAGATTTTGCAACTGCTTTCTTGTTTTTCCAAACAGCTTTTTGAGCAGTACTTCTGCCAAAACCATAAGCCTGTTGACGAGAACGGTCGGGAAGCAATCCTGTTCTTTTACAAAAGCTATTCAATTCTGATTCCTGCCGTTTCAACTTGCTTGAATAGTGACTGAAATTTTTTTCTAACTTTTGTAATAGCTGTTCATCGGAAAGATTATTCAAAGCCTCATCACAAGCGGCAAGTGTTCTTTTGGTTGCCCTGATTTTGCGTTCAAAAGCTCTTTGCTGTTGTTCCGCTTCGTAAAGCGTGTGCATTGAGCCGTCAGGGTATTCAATATTTTTAGCGTTCAGTTCTTCAAGGTCTTTATCCGAATACATTCGGGACGAACCCTCAAAATACGGATACCAATCGTGCCGGCAGTTCCAGCCTTTGAATCCGTCACCTGTGCCGTAACCAATATCAGATAAGGACAAGTAACCTCTTTGACCACTCAGGCTTACAATCTGTCCCTGCCAAGCCGAGTGGCTCGGTCGAGCTCCTGCGTGGGCGGTAATTTCCATAAGGTCACAGCCAAGCTCTTGGGCATTTGATAGGCATATCTGACCCGTGGTTTGACCTATGCCGGTCATAACATTACGCCGTACAGCAACATCAAGTCGGTCACGATGACCGGAGGGATAGATTACATACGCTCCGTCTTGAGCTACCTGTTTAATTGCATCGGCAATTGCCTGTTGCGGAGTAAATGCTCCGCTTGATGCTTTTAGTTCAGCAAGACTGCAGGCATTAATAAAGCTCGTTTGCGATGACACAGCTGTGGTCAGAGTAAGATTGCTAAGATTGCCCTGTGTCTTTTTGTAGCCTGCCTCAAGTAATTGCATTTGCACATCGGACACCTTGAGCGACTTTGGAGTTAAACCGTGTTGTCGGTAAATCTCGTTGTCATCCTCCGTAGCCGTCACACCTGCATCTTCAAAGAGCTTTTTTAACTCTGATTCGGTCTTATCGCTGTATTTTGCAACACTTGACAACACATCGGAGTGCAGAGTGCCAAGCTCCTGCATATGCTGTGCCTGCCATATGCCCGTGTCAGTCATTGTTCCTGTTTTTGCAATTCTGCGAGCAATGTCACGGACAATCTCCTCTTCAAGCTGTGAATATAGGTTGATGATATCATCGGCACAATGAGCAAGCTGTTCAGGGGTGAGCATTAAGAGCCACCGCCTTCATCAAAAAAACTTTGTACACCGCTTTCAGGTAACATTTCTGCCGCCTGTTTATCATCAACACCGTAACGCCACTTGAGATAATCGGTCTTTTTGCGGATTCCGCTGTTGACCTCATTGAGCTGTATTGCCTGCTCCTTGTCCTTATCTTCAAGCACGCCGTCGCCCCAATTAAAGCTAACTTCGTACTCTCCGCTTGGAGCAAGATTACAGGCATCAGACATAGCATTACACGCATATATGTAGTCCTCAAGTACAGCCTCAAGCGAGTGCTGCATATCAGACACAGCTGTATAGCTACGCTGTTTTGATGCTTTGATTTCTTCCGCTGTCTTATCTACATTTTGTGGGTTTGACAATGTGCCGTAAGCAAGGGAGCAGTTAAACTCAATCTGTCTTTTTATTTCGTTTAGTCCATTTGAGTAGTTATCATCACGCAAAGTTGGGTTAAAAACTTCATAAAAAGACTTATCTTTGTTATCGTCTGCATCAATGTTAAATTTGCGAAACAATCTATCACGGGTTGACGGTGTTCCGAGCGTATCTTCGCCCGGTCGCTGTCGAAGAACTTCTTCGCCGGCATCAACTGCAAGCTCGCCGCCTTCAAACTCCCACAAATATCTGTCCCACTGCAAGTCAGCCTCATTAAGCAGCTTAATTGCTCGGCTGTAAACAGACACACCTAAGGGACTGCCACTTTCGATGTTATTAGCAAAAGGTACAGACCAAAAAGCAAATAAAGGACGGTCAACATCATTGATAACTATGTATGGGTCAATTCTCGACCACATATCGCTGTCAAGATTTTCAGGATTTATTTCCGCCCCGATGTTGTCGGGACTGGATGAAACAAAAAAGTGACTTTCGATTGTGTGTGATTTGTTTTCGTAGCTGTAAGTCTGCTTTTCAACTCTTGTGTAATAGTTCTTGCCTTTGACCTCTTGATTAAAAAACACGGCAGCGGTTATTATGCCGTTGCTGTAATTAAGAGGGATAAACTTGTCCTGCGTGATGCAATCGGGGAGGATTACACCATTACGAACATACGGTTTAAACATTATGCCGCCGACCGCACAACCTGCCTCAAGCCTTACTCTGAGCTGTTCAAGCAATCTTTCATACTGTTCTTGTAAATAATCCGCACGCTCTGAACCCGTTATTTCGCTCTCAAATTCAATCATAATTAACCGTGCAAATTCGGACGCTATCGTTGCACCGAGGTTAAGTGTCTTGTTGTGGCAATCTTTGCTCCAAGACGGCTCATCGGCATATATTTCAAGCCATACTTCCATAGCCTCTTCCATATTATCAAATTGATAATTGCTCGTAGCGTTTTCGGGGTCAAGTTTGTTTACAATACTCCTTAACCAACTTAAAAACACATATTTAGCACGCCTTTTCAACTGCTCACCTCCTTGTATTTAAATTCACGCTTTAGAACTGTATAAGCAAAATAGCGTATATCGTCCATTGCGTGGTCATTTTCCTTAACTACTTTATCAACCTCAGCTTTATCGTCCCAGCGGTACATTCCGAACTCCTCTTGTGATGCCTTGCACTTAACGCCGATTTTAATTCTGCCGTCGGTCAGCATTTGGCTTGTAGTTCGGATACCGTTTATAACATCATTTTTCGCCGACTTAACAAAAAACTTGCCGTGTCTTTTGATCGTAGCTTTAAAGCTGGCGGCGGACGGGTCAATTATCACACGCTCTATATAGCGGTCACCTGCGAGCTTATCAAGCTCTGCGTAATGCTCTTCATCGGTGCGTTGATAGCCTTCCTTGCGACTATTGTAGTAATATTCGTCAACTCTAATAGCTTCGTTGTCGGTCACACACCAAAGTCCCATTGAGCAAGGGTTAATAG